ACCTGTTTCGCCCTCTGGACCTCGTGGACCTTGACTACCTCGTGGACCTCTACTACCTTCTTCACCTCTAGTACCTGTGGGACCTCTAGTACCTTCTAGACCTTGTGGACCTATAGTACCTTTTGGACCTTGACTACCGCGTGGGCCTCTACTACCTAGAATACCAGTCTCACCTACATCACCAGTAGGACCTTGACTACCGCGTGGACCTCTACTACCTTTTGGACCTGTATCGCCGTCCGGACCTTTTGGACCTTGACTACCGCGTGGACCTCTACTACCTTGATCACCAGTAGGACCTAGATTACCTGTTTCACCTCTAGTACCTGTGGGACCTCTAGTACCTTCTAGGCCTTGTGGACCTATAGTACCTTTTGGACCTTGACTACCGCGTGGGCCTCGACTACCTTGAACACCTGTCTCACCTACATTACCAGTAGGACCTAGACTGCCTCGTGGGCCTCTACTACCTTGAATACCCGTCTCACCTACAGTACCTCGTGGGCCTTGACTACCTCGTGGACCTCTACTACCTTGAACACCAGTCTCACCTACATCACCAGTAGGACCTTGACTACCGCGTGGACCTCTAGTACCGTCTAGACCTTGAGGGCCTTGACTACCTTCCTCACCTCTGGTACCTGTGGGTCCTCTACTACCTTCTGGACCTTGTGGACCTATAGTACCTTTTGGACCTTGACTACCGCGTGGACCTCTACTACCTTGAACACCAGTTTCACCTACAGTACCTGTAACACCTTTAGTACCTTTATCACCAGTTTCACCTTGATCACCTGTAGGGCCTTGATCACCTGTTTCACCTTGAGGACCTGTTTCACCTCTAGTACCTTGTGGACCTTCTGGACCTACAGTACCTCGTGGACCCTGACTACCGCGTGGACCTCTACTACCTTGAACACCTGTTTCACCTACAGTACCTCGGGGACCTTGACTACCTCGTGGACCTTGACTACCGCGTGGACCTCTACTACCTTGATTACCTGTTTCACCTTGATCACCTGTAGGACCTACAGTACCTCGTGGACCTTTAGTACCTTGAGCACCTGTCTCACCCACAGTACCCGTAATACCTTTAGTACCTTGATCACCGGTAACACCTTTAGTACCTTGAACACCAGTCTCACCTACATCACCAGTAGGACCTTGACTACCTCGTGGACCTCTACTACCTTGAACACCTGTTTCACCTACGGTACCTGTGACACCCTTAGTACCTTTATCACCTGTTTCACCTTGATCACCTGTAGCACCTCTAGTACCGGTAGGGCCTCTACTACCTATGAAACCTTGAGGGCCTGTTCTACCTTGAGTACCGGTAACACCTCTAGTACCTTGAAAACCTTGTGGCCCCTTTTGTCCTCTAGAAAGTTCCGCCTCTCCCATACTTGATTGCACAATTTCAGAGCTTTGTCGAGCAATTGCATAAATAACCCAATTAATATCAGTTATACCTGCTTCTGTAGCATCTGAATAAAATCTAAACTTATTTTCTTCTGTCGATGACGGAAGAGGTCCCACACCAACAGTTAACCAGTACGCTTGATCAGATATGTATATTGTGGGGGTTAAAGGAGTAAAATCGCTTGCATCAGTAGAATTAGCTCCACCTGCATAGATTTTTACCCATTTATTTCCAATTCCAGGATATTGGGTATTATCAGAAGTGTGAGCCTCAACACAAGCATATACGTGTCCACTAAATATTTCTTTAACAAGACTGTTTACGGCATAGGCAACATTAAAGCCCCAGAAAGGTATAGTAACAGTACCCTCTAAAGCATCCACAGGCGCTGTAGAGTAGAAGGGGAAAGACATTAAACCTCTTACACCTGTTGCACCTGCAGGACCTCCGTCACCGTCAGGGCCAGTAGGGCCTAAAGTACCAATAACACCTTTAGTACCTGTCGCACCTTTAGTACCTCGAATACCTGTTTCACCTACGCCACCAGTAGCACCTTTAGTACCTGTAGCCCCTCGTGGACCTTGACTACCTTGTGGACCTCTACTGCCTTGAATACCGGTCTCACCTACAGTACCAGTAACACCTTTAGTACCTTGAACACCAGTCTCACCTTTAGTACCTGTAGCCCCTCGTGGACCTCTACTACCTTGAACACCTGTTTCACCTACGGTACCTGTGACACCTTTAGTACCTTGATCACCAGTAACACCTTTAGTACCTTGAACACCAGTCTCACCTACATCACCAGTAGGGCCTCTACTACCTCGTAGACCTCTACTACCGCGTGGACCAGTCTCACCTACAGTACCAGTAGCACCCTTAGTACCTCTATCACCTATAGTACCTTGATCCCCTGTCGGACCTTCATCACCAGTAGCACCTTGAGCACCTGTTTCACCTCTAGTACCTTGTGGACCTTCTGGACCTACAGTACCTTGTGGACCTTGACTACCTCGGGGACCTCTACTTCCTTGAACACCTGTTTCACCTATAGTACCAGTAGCACCTTTAGTACCCTTATCACCTATAGTACCTTGATCTCCAGTAGGACCTTGATTACCTGTCTCACCAGTGGAACCCCTAAGACCTACTGTACCTTGATCACCTGTGGCACCTACATTACCCGTAGGACCTCTACTACCTCTAGGACCTATAGTACCTTGGTCACCTGTAACACCTTTAGTACCAGTAGCACCTTTAGTACCTTTATCACCTATAGTACCTTGAGCTCCCGTTTCACCTACATCACCTGTGGGACCTTTAGTACCCTTATCACCTATAGTACCTTGATCTCCTGTTGCACCTATGGTACCAGTAACACCTTTAGTTCCTCTATCGCCTACCGTGCCTTGATCTCCAGTAGGACCTTGATCACCAGTAGCACCTTTTGCCCCAGTGTTACCTCTAGTACCATCAACACCTTGAGGGCCTCTAGTACCGGTGCCACCTTTAGTACCCGTAATACCTTTAGTACCTTGATCCCCTGTCGGACCTATAGTACCAGTAACACCTTTAGGACCTCTTGTACCAATGTCTCCTTCAGGGCCTGTAGCACCTATAGTACCAGTAACACCTTTAGTACCTCTATCACCTACTGTACCTTGATCACCAGTAGCACCTTGAGCACCTGTTTCACCTTTAGTACCTCTATCACCTACTGTACCTTGATCACCTGTGGGACCTTGATCACCAGTAACACCCGTAGCACCACGAACACCTACTGTACCTTGATCTCCTGTTGCACCTTGAGCACCTGTTTCACCTTTAGTACCTTCATCACCTATAGTACCTTGATCTCCAGTAGGACCTTGATCACCAGTAGCACCTTTAGTACCTGTTTCACCCACAGTACCTTGATCACCAGTAGCACCCTTGTCCCCGGTAACACCTGTACCCCCTGTGGGACCAATAGTACCTTGCGGACCTGTATCACCAGCTGCACCAGTAACACCTCTAGTACCTTGTAAACCTATAGTACCTTGATCACCTGTAGCACCTCTCCTACCTGTTACACCTATAGTACCTCTAGGACCTACAGTACCTTGTGGACCTGTGGCACCTTGATTACCTGTCTCACCCTTAGTACCTGTGGGACCTACAGTACCTTGTGGACCTGTGGCACCTCGATTACCTGTCTCCCCCATAGTACCGGTAGGGCCAACAGTACCTTGAGGACCTCGAGGTCCAGTATGACCTGTACCACCTCTACGTCCTGTAGGGCCTATACCTCCCGTTGGTCCAGTTACAATCGGTCCGCTAGGACCTGTTGGACCTGTAGGTTTAAAAGTACCTACACCTGCGATACCTGTTGTATTATTAGGATTAAATACTGAAAAAGTATCTATTAAAGAGATAGGACCATCGCCAATTGCTTTAACATGTTTCTTAACTACGTGACGAATCCAGTAATATCTAGTGGTTTCTGCAGTTTGTGTTATGGGAGAGATAAATTCTGTAGAATCTCCAACATTTTCAACAAAGGTAGCATCTGCTACTACGTTCTCTCCCTCACCTAAAGGTGCGGAAGCTCTCCATACTTCTGTACTCCATCCATCACCAAACTCAGCAGCGTTTAGCCAATTTAATACAACAAATCCATTTCTATCAACAGTTGTAGTGAAGGATAGAGGAGCAGTAGGTGCGGAAGTATGACGCTCATTAGGTTGTTGAGAACCACCAAAATTACTCTGGGCACTAGGCGATACTAGAAAGGCTGTATCATTATGCTCTGCGGCAATTACAGAAACAAGACAGTCTTTATCAAAACTTAGACTGTCTATGCGGAATAATTTATTAGTCCATCCAAATCTAGTATTGTTTATTCTGATGATACTGCCTGCGGTTAGCATCATACCTTTTGGCATCATTTTAAAGTGTATACTTAATCCGTACCTAGATTCATCAAGATTTTGTTTAATATGTGTTCTAGCGTTAAAATAGTTAGTAATGCCCGGAACACCAAAAGATCCTTTCTTGGGAATATTTTTATCTTGTTTCAAATAATCTGAATTAAAGAAAGAAACAGTTCTAGTTTGAAACTTATTATGGGGATCTTTAATACTAGCACTTACAGAGTTTTGAGAATTTTTAAGACCGGAGTCTTTTAATTTTATTTCTCCTATTATGTCTCCTTCGGAGATAACTTCTACATCCGAATCAACAGTGCTTATAGCAGGCGCAAGAGTTCGTACATCAAGTCTATATTTACCTTGATCATACCTAAGAATACCGTTGAACTGTTTCAACATTAGATTTATATTATCAAAAACAGGCTGTGCTGTTGAGACAGTTTGATTCATCTGATGTCGAGTTACATTTCTTTGTGCATTAGAGTCCCATCCTAAGTATCTCCAATATTTTACATCATCACAATCATATAAAGTATATCCTGAACCTCTAAAATTACCATAAGGCTCTGTGGTTGTTACAAATGATTTACAAATTGGATTACCATTTGCACTAACAGTACTAATATCTAGGCTTAAATCATCCCCGGTGCCTACTCTGGTCAAAGTAAGAGAGCTCAGCTGAAATATATCAGTAATAGATGTTTTTACTCCTCCCTCGAATCCGCTCCTATAAATCTTTCCTGCGTTCCAGGTTAGTGTATTGGGAGAGAAATACTCCCAATTATTCCATTTGAAACCTAACTTACCTATAACATTGGTAAAAGTTATCTCTTTAAAAGAGGTATTAAGATCTATATAACGAGTTCGTACATTTGATATTGTTCCCTGAAACTGTATCGCACCTGATGCTGGATATCTAAAAATAGAGTTTATATCATTATAGCTAATAGACGAAGTGCTGGGAGCGACTACTTTAATATCTGACCTAGTATCACAAAGACGTGCAGCCCGTTTAAAACTGTCTAGATCTAAATCTCTATCATCTAAACCTCTACCATATTTTCTACTTTTCATATAATCTAAAAGCTGCATGGCAGGGTTTATAGATACTCGTACATCTGGGTTACCCATTTTTATAAAGTATTTATATCCAGTTGTAGGTATATCAGTCGGCTCAAAAGGTCTATCAACAATGGCCATTCTATCGACGCCATCATAATCTACAATTTCCGCTGTTTGTTCATGCGCTACCCCTCGGGCATCAGTTCTTCTAACTGTAATTCTAGAGCCGTTATAATAATCGTCTAGCCCTGATGCAGTACTGTCCAAACGAACTACATGACGAAAAGTAACTTGCGTAAAGTCTCTTTTTAGTGATTGAATTGGTATTAATGTTGAAAAGGATCCTTGATTAGTACCAAAGTCGGCATCATATAAACCGTAATCTACTATACCTGCATTGGTAGGCCCAAGAGCAAGCTTTTTTAACAGTGAAGCAGCTTTTTCAAACGCAGACCCAGGAGTAGATACTACAATATTTACAAAACTCAAGTTAGCATATGTTGCCGCTGTAGCCGTATGATCTATATTTGCAAATAAACGCTGTTGGACATTACCTGTTATATCTCCTGAGGTTGTTGATACAGCATACCATTTTTGACCAGCAGAATTTTCATAATAGAAGTTTTCATTTATATCTTGATCATAATCAGTTCTAAGCCTATAACGTAGATTTCTGTTCATGTCATAGAACGACCACTTATCTATAATTTTTGCAGTAGTAATTGTATTATCATCTAAGGTTTTTTTAAGAGTGACTGTATCGCCTAAGCTAAAGTTAGTAAAAGCCGTGCTTGTCTTAGTTAAATCGCGCTCATAGGATCTATCATAGTTATAACAATCAATACCTTTACCTCTTACAACAAAGTCCATTTCTGGTATTGATGTCTCCCCTGCAGCTATTTCAAACCTACAAGCAACATAAGCGGTATCTAGTAGTCTATGACTTCTAGTCCAGTATTGTTTTTTATCTGGTTTGTTGAAATAATCTTGCTGTACTTTAAACCCTTTTTTAACTCCACTCCCATTAGTGTCATTGACTGAAGCTGCTATCTTTACAACCTCACCATTTGCTGCTTGCATTGGTAGCCCTGCATGGAATGTAATTCTTGTGGACATAGGAACCTGGGTATAGTGACCTCCTTCGTGTCCTATTCCTCTAGGTCCAAATCCTGGATTCTCCGAGCTCGCGTCCCAATCATTATGATTCTTAATAACTTCCAAAGCAACAGAGTATAACTCAGGGTCATAACCAATTTCTCCATTGTTTTCCACATGATCGAAATAATAGATAATGTCGTCGGCTTCTGCGACGCTCATCGAGCTATCGAAATATTCGCCTGCAGTCTCCTCTAGTACGTCTCCTCGATCCATTCGACCTCTACACTGCAAAGATGCTTCGGTATCATTACCTGATCGTACTGTTTCATCCGCAGAGTCACTACATATAGTATTGGAGCCTTCAAAGTGAACATCATATAACGCAGCAACAGGACCCTCACAAAGTGCATATATTACATGAATCTTTCTACTATCAGCATTTTCACTGTCTACAAAAACAGGAATCGCATCTATTTTATTAACACCGTATACTAGTGGAAGATGTTTGGGAGTTAGATTAAACTCTAATTCAGTTCTTCTTTCTGATAGTTCCTCTATTTCTCTGAGGCGCTTACCACCGAACCAACCGCCATTAATATCTACCTGTTTATACCCTTTTTCAACCACGTTATACTTAGCTATCATGTTAACAGAAGTATTTGCATGAATGAATCCATAATCACTAGCATAGTCTAAGCGAGCAATAGAGCTTAGATCCGGTAAACCCGACCCATCTAGAGCCCTGTGTTCTTCATCTACCGTTAATCGCCCATTGATTCGTGTAAAGTCTCCCCAGTGACTGGTTAAGCTCCAAGTAACAGTACTATTATTATTAGGTACTTCTTTTAATGTACCATTTGCAATTAATCCTTTAAATAAGAGAAAAGGTTCTCCAATTTTCTGACCTGTTTTAGGGTCCATTAACATCTTATATATAAAGACTTCTCTATTTAGATAAGTAGTAAACTCAGTTACCTCATCTTTATTAACTACAAAAGCCTTTACAATCTCGGTATTTAAAATAAAAGATAGTGAAATTGATAAAGTACCTGATGAAACTTCTAAGTTATTTTCAGGATAAACTATAGTTCTTCCATCGTCTTCAAATCTAGATATAGTTATAACTTTATTAGCGTAAGTAACGTTTGAAGTACTAAAAAGAATTGTATCTCCCTCTGAGAATCCTTCATCTATAAAATTAACACTTGCGCTGGTTACTTTTGTACCTGTAATTGTTAAATCATTAGCAGGTATGTCAGCATAGGTTCCTAAAGCTGTAGAGTCTATAGTTATTGTTGTATTTGTTGCTTTTGCTGTAGTTGTTTCTGAGGCTGTACCTACACCGATTAATTTATTGGCAATATAATTCTGAGGACCATTAGCCACACCTATAGCATTTTCTGATAAGTCATCCCAGTATATGTCATGTGCCGCATCTGTAATATAAGTATAAGTATCTGCTCTATACGAGGAATTTCCTCCGGCAGTAGCAAACTCAGCAGGTTTTTCAAATTTTACAAGGTGAGCGTATGTAAAGCTTTTATTATCTTTAAGCCATGTTTCTAGTGAGGTGTTTAAGGATCTTAAGGGCATTACTGTGCGGCCTCCTCTAAATCAAGATTAAAAGTATATAGATTATTCTGATTTAGTTCATAGGAAAAAGCATCGTTAGAAAGTATAACCCTTATTTTGGGGTTATAAAAGTTTATTTTATCGCCTGAGCCTATAGCTTTACTTAAGGCAGGTATAAAATGAACTCGTCTTTGAGCTGTAGTAGGCCTGTTATTGTCATCTGAAAATTTATCATTATTCTCTACTTTTGTTACTTTATACACTTTTGTATGTAAGGGATCTGAGTTGTCAATACTAAATATATCACCAGGCTGTGGCGAGTTATCGTCAAAATCAGTAGTGGGAAAACCTGCAAGCATCATAACAGTATTACCGCTAGCGACAGCCGCGGTTGTAGTATTAGGATTAGCTCCATATATGTTTATATAATTATCTAAAAAAGTCTGAAACGTAGTGTTTCTAGATCCTTGATGTTGAGGTAGAGACACATAAAACGCTTCTAAAGAGCCTCTTTTATCTATTAAAAAATTTGCCACAGGCTCAAAATCTTCTCTAGTAAGAGGGTTATATTTTATAGCTAATTTCCAAGTATGTCCTGATGCCATACGAGTTACTAATCTACCTGAGTTAGTTCTGCTTTTCATAACCTTCTGTTCAGAAGTTAAACTTACTGATGCAAAACCGGGGCCGTAAGAACCCCCTCCATTCCATCCCGAAATATGAATTCTATTAGTAGGATCTGGTAAGATATTTTGTTGTGCAGAGGGTAAACTCATTACATCTGTCCTCCATACTCAGAGTCTGATACGCTTTCTAAGAAAGACTCTCCATGTTCGTTTGCTGCTTCTCTTATCATTCTTATAATATGTCCTTTTTGGTTTACTAATAAATCTTCAACTCCTGTAGAATCTACAGCATTTATTGAAAAATTAACGTTTGGAGAAGATTGAGGCGACTGTCCAGACTGCAATATTTCACCAGGTACATCTGGCATAAATAATTCTGGTCCTTGTTCCCCTACTAAATAACCTCCTCCAGCTCTATGTTTATATCCTGAGAAAGCAGGTTTATAATCGGTAGCACCTTTTCCTGTTCCTTGTGCTCCTCTCATGTATGAAATCTCTCCTCCAGCATTATTTGCTTTTGCAAGGTCTACTGTATTCTGTCTCTGTCCTACGGTTAGCTTACTAGGCGCTGCTGCTCCGGCACCTCCTCCACCCTGGAAGGTTGTTTGTGCGATGGCTGACAGTTGAGCTGCACCCATAGCCGCTGCCATAGTACCAAATACCGCAGACCACGGCAATCCTGGAGGTCCTTGAATCGCTGTCATAATCGCGGAAGCAGTAGCCATAACAACTTGTGCCATTTTCATCTTTTTGTCTTGTTCAAAAGCCTTTCTCTTAATAGCCGTCTTCTTAGCTTCCATAGAGGCTATTTTTTGCATACTTTCTTCAGACTTACCGTCTTTCTTCTTCTCAGCAGCTATCATCCTATCTATATCGGCTACTTGTTTTTTAGCATTAGCTGCTTGCATTTGGCCTATAGCTCCAATAATAGCAGATGCCGCTTGTAGACCAGACTGAAATGTTAAAGTTCCTTCTTCTAGTTGCTCAAAAACGCCCATGAATGTCTCACCCATTTGAAGAGCACCTTCCATTACAGCTGCAGCGACTTCTCCATCTGGACCAAGTTTTTTAGCCTGCTCCATCATAGGCTTCATTGCCTCCCCGATCATACCTATCTTTTCGCTAGTAGCTACGGCAGGATCATTAAACTTATCCTTATTTGCTTCCATAAACCCACCGGCTTCAACACCTTGCCCGAACAGTGGGTTTTGGTTTGCTTCTTCTGTTCTTTGTTTGATTGTTTCAAGTCGATCTTTTTCTTCTTGTCCTAACTGCTTTAGTACTTCTAACTCTTTCTGAGATACATCAAGCCCTGCTATTCTTCCTAATCTAAGATCTTCTTGGGCTAGTGACAGTTTATAAGCATTATGCGAATGGCGCTCTTCCATAGCAAGCTGCTCTAGACCTGCGGCGTTTAACGCATCTTGTCTTTGAACCTGCTCTTCGTCTAGATAGCCTATTTGTTTTTTAGCGTCTGCAAGAGCTATAAACTGATCTTTTAATCCTAAAGCCCCACTTAGTTCGTCTCTGGTGATTCCGAAAGAGCTAAGAGCACTATTGGCTGCTTCATCTTGGGCGGCAGATCTATTAGTTCTTGCAAGTTCTTTTTCTACTTTGTCGAGTAGCCTAATTTGTTCTGAATAGTCGCCTGTTCTTTGGGCATTTTTTGTAAACAAAGCATCAATTTCTTGACCTATATCTATCAAACCTTGAAAAGATTTCGTTGTTTTATCGGATTTATTGGATAAACTTTCAAGAGCGTCTTCCGCGGCAGGAAGGGTCTCAGCGCTTAAGTTGTCTAGTAACCCTGTTAGTGAGTCGAGTTGGTCATTTGCCTCAATAAATTCTTCACTACCTTTTTCCATTTCGCCAATCGTCAATGAAATTGCGTTTTTAGTATCTCCTAATGCCATAGCTACTGCTGCTACTCGCTCATCACTTGCTTTCGGAAGAACACTGGATTCATTAAAGGCTTGTTGTGCGGGCCCTAGTTCTTCTAGAACTAGTTGATAATCTGTCATTGCATCGGCTAACTCTTTTACTCTGTCCTGTCTGGTTTTGTCGAATTTGTTTGAATCTCCTGACTTGTCTAAACCGCGACTCGCCTGAGTTTGCATATTCGCCGCAAGAAAGCCTGTTTGTATATTCGCTGGATCAAATGATGTCTTTTTAAATACTTCTTCGGCTTTAGTCTTTTTTTCTTCAAGAGCTTTTAATTCTCGTTTTGCAGCTACTTGTTTCGTTCTAGCTGCTAATTCCTCTACTCTTTTAAACTCTTTTACTTGGGCAAGACCTTGTTTTAATAAACCATTTATTGTTTTTTGAGCAATAATATATCTTTCAGAATTAGTAGTAGCATGAGCGTAAGTATTAGCCATTTGCTGAATAATATTAGGATATTCTTCTGCTCTTTTTTTAGAATTCTCTAAGGCGTCTGCAAATATACTTACTTCTTTTGCGGCGCTAGGAAAGAATTTTAAAAACACATCTTTTAACAGATAACCAGCTAAAACTATTTGTCCAAGTACTGGTAATGATTGTAGCAGTGTTAGACCAAAGGCTTTTAAGCTAAGAGTTGCCATAAGTACTGCATCTCTTAATCGCGCGTAAGCTATGGTTAAGAATCCTTTTCCTACGGTATCAAGAGTGGTTGCTGCCCATACTCTCATTATCTCTGCCTTTAAAAGTACATAAGTGTCTTTAAAACTTCCTGTAGCTGCTGCTGCCATGATTTTAGCTTGTGCGGCTTTTTGCGTTGATAATGTTTCTAACTCTTGAGCCGCGGTAAGACTTTTTATAGCTCCTTTTGCCTCGTTTAGTTTCTTTTCTTTGGTTTTTACGGCTACTGACTCTTGTCCATGTATTTTTATATAATTTACCATCTGCTTTTCATGCAAACTTACAGATTTACGTAGGCTGTCTAATGCACTTTTATATTGTTTTTTACTGGCAGTGCCTTTTTGAAGTTTTGAAACTAAGCCTGTGTAGGCTTTTGGAGCACCTTTAAATGCCTTTGTACTTTTAAGAGTTTGTTTTGAAGTCTCTGCCATTTCACCCGCAAGTTTAGCACTAGCTTCACCTGCTTGCAATAGTCCAGGAACCATTTTATTAATTACACCTGTTCCTAAAACAGCCATCGAGGCTAATAGAGTAGGCATGCTTCCTGCTAGGAACCCTGCTATAGGCCCTAGTACAGAGTTCATAAATATTGTTCCGGTCTTTATTAGATTATCAAAAGTTGCAGCTAATTGATTGAAAGGATTACTTTCCATAGTCTGAGACAGAGCACCAAACTTTTTACCACCCTGTTCTATGATTTCGTTTGTGAACGCCATTCTACGTTCAAACTGGCTAAGAGAGCTTACAGCAACGCCTAGTTTATCTGCGTACTTTTGAGTCGCATCATCTAGCCGTACCATAATACCTAATTCATCTAGAATTTCTGGCTCGAGTTTTGCAGCACCTCTAGTAAGTCTATCTAGTGCATCTGTCATGTCCCTGCCAAGAGCCTGAGCAGCACCCTTAGCTACTCTGGCTAATCCTTCCATTTGGGTTTGATCAAACCCTGCGGATGTGCCTAAAGCAACAGACTTCATTGCTTCAGCTGCGGATACTGCATTGTCCGTTATTTGTACTAGACCTTCAGAAACAAGGGTAAGGTTTTCCCCTGCAGCACGACCTGTAAATAATAGACCTTCATTAAGTTGCTTTACGCCCGCAGCTCTTTCTAATACTCCGAAAGCAGCGGTTACAGCGAATACGTGAGCAGCAAGTGTAGCATAAGCAGGAACAAGTCCTCCTTCTATGCCAGTAGTCATTTTAGAGAATGCTTTTGTGCTGTTCATGCCCGCCTGGGCAACACCTTTATTCTTCTTACTATAATGATCGCTGGACTTACTAGCTTTGTCGGTAGACTTTGCGGCTTTTTCAGCGTCGGCACCAATCTGCTGGAAGCTTCCATCTTCTAGTACTTTAAACTTGACTGTTATAGTATCTGCCACTATTTTTTTCTCTTTAGCTTATCCCTCTCTGCTTTTAACTGTTTTCGTGAGAGTTCTATAGCTCTTGATTCTAAAATGTTTAGAATCTCTAAGAGTAGCTCTTTGTTTTCTACTCCATATATGTTTATATAAGTATCTAAGTTTGTAAAGTCTTTTCCCGTATATCCTATTTCTGGATATATCCTATCACCTAAGCATGAAAAAATTTCTAAAGCTATTATTACTATTTCTGGAAGGTCATTTAGCGAAGGAGGCATCTCCTCCTCGTCCGGCTCCTTTCCCATCTGTTCACACATTTTTAGATAACGCTCTTGCGTCATCCCAGTCTCAGAATTAGCTAGATACGACTCCAGCCTCTTTATCAGTAGACTTCTTTGCTCCAGTACGAAAGTTTTCTAAGTCAAAGACTACCTCGTTGAGCCAAGTATCAAATTCATTTGAAGAAGTTACTAAAGTTTCTGCATTATCCTTTGTAAAAGGAAGTGTTTTATCCGGGTCCTGATCACCGATATCTACTAGTAGTAGGTTTTCTAGATAGGATAATTTTAAGCCTTTCCAGCTTTTTATTACTGCTTCTGTGAACTTTTCAACGAATTTTTCTTCGTTAATTTCTTCTACAGATTGTCTACTTTTTCTATCAAATTTAGTAATAGTACAACCCTTTCTTAAGGCTGTTAGTTCTTTTCTTGATAAGTTTACTACTTGTACCTCGAAACCATCAAGTCCGGGGAATTTAATCCATACCGCTTTGGTATCGACCATTAGAGTTTTTAAATCCATTGTTGCTCCTAGTTATTGTGCGTTAAAAGTTATTTTTGTGCCTAAATCGGCAGGGTTGTCGTTCATTCTCCAGTCATAACTTTGAGTTATCAAAGTCTCAGTAGCAGCGGCTCTGTTTGTAAAAGTACAATTAGACAGATTAAATTGAAAACCTGTCGAGGCATCTCTGCCTACTTTAATTATAATATTTACTCCTGTTTTCCAATCTTGAGCATTGCTATCATTTTCATCAGTTATATACTGACTGATAGAACCAGATAATGTTCTTTTATTAAGAGTATAATTAGAGGGGTAAGAGGAAGTTGAAGCATTGGTTGCATTTATAGCTTCGTTGACTGTCCCATAAGGAAGCCAACCTATTGAATTCTGCAATTCTATCGATATATTAAAAACATTACTTAGTGTAGGCGGAGGGTTTGTATCTCCTACCTGAACACTAACATAATCTAGTTTTTGAAATGTTCTAGTTGCAGAACGTGCTACTTGAACAGGAGGTAAATATACGTCCTTGCTCAATTTACTTGCTTGCCCTTGTATTTCCAGCTTGAGATTCTCTAATTTCTCAATCATGAATGTCCCATTTGTGGAAACGCATTTTTTAAGCAAATAAGTTTCATTTGGAAATTTAATATATAAATCGTAGTTTCGTAAATTAAATCCCGAACTATCATAGTCAACTAATAAATTAACCATTTCTAATAAGTCATTTTCTTCTAAGGCTGGCATTGTGAGTGAGAAATTAGCTGTATTTGCTTTTACAACATTTGATGCCTCATGTAACTTATTTAAAGTGTGTAAAGTTCTCTGTCTATATGCCCTATCAGTAAAAGTCTGACTAAATCTTATACCAGGTTCTACATCTATTCGCAAAGGAGTGTTAGTATTTGTTAGTGCCTGTTTAGTATATACTCTTAAATCAGATCCCGAAGCTCCTGACCATACTGTTCTGTAAGGGTCGCCTCCTGATCCTCCTCCAAATCCCGCAATACTATCATACCCTTTTAACCATGCACCATCATCTCCTCCTGACCACATACTATAGTTTGAAATTGTTTCGGATATAATTAAACGATTGTCTATCCAAAACTTTGCTATATTATTTGGAGGATCAAACTCCCATGCAACTGTGTGCATTTTTCCGTCAAATTCAGGTATTTGACTAATTGGTATTTTTTTATATATCCTTGTAGTGCCCTGCACTTGATTTTCTATACCCGTATCGCCATTTCCGCTTCTAAAATGAAAATTAGCAACACCGCTGTCTAAAGTAACACCAATCCAAGTTCCTTGTCCTGTTCCACCATGCTCAAACAAACACTGGGTATCGGAAAAGCTAGAGGGTAATACAACTTCCCCTGTCATCAAAACTTGCTTCGATCTTTCTTCGATAGCAGGATCACTGCTGCTTTGAAACCCTGTAGCTGTACTACCTATCTCAAAATGCGGAGCATAAGTTGCGGATACAGTTAGGCCACTTGCAAGATCTTTATTTGCAGAAAGATAAACTTCTGCTTGATGTAAAAAATTGTAGTTAGCCATAAATCTCCGGATAATAAAAAGGGGTCCGAAAAAGACCCCTTCTTAACTTTTTCTATTTCCATATTATAGTCTAACAGACCATAAATGTCAAGAAATATTTTTAAGCACCTACATATGTGATAGATACTTCATCTGTTTGTTCCACAGTACTTGGCAGTGCATGGAAACTAGCTTCTAGTGAGATTACATCCTCAATAGAATGAGTAGGAACTTCTAGGTGACAGTTATCCATATCGAATTCAATTCGTGGCGCCACTGGCGATGTCGAACTAGAACCAACATTAAACTGTAGTTGGAAAACATTAGTAACTGCAGTAGTGTTTCCAATTAGTTTCTTAAATAGCTCTGCACTTGAGTTGTCTTCCTTATTTAAGTAACAAGTAAAGCTACCAGTAACAGAACGAGTTCCTGTAACATGCCCCAAAGGAGTATTTACTATACCAAGAGTTTCTGGAGTTAAGTAAGTCATATTATTACTAATAGTAATATTACCACCTGTTAGGACTAAATCGTATGAAGTAGTACTTCCATCATCTCCTAAACCAGAACTAGCTGTTAAAGAAGTTAGTCGGTTACGGATAAAGTTAGAAGTATCAGCTGTGGCTTCATTGATTAAAGTACCTTCTGGACCAGTAGTATCCTGATCTTGTATTACTGTACCCATACCTGACCAATTAATAGTAGTAATACCATCAATATCAAAGTCAAGACCTGCTTCATTTACACAACAATTTGTTATTCTGTAAACTTGTTGTTTAGTGTCAGTTCCAGTAGATCCACCAAGTACAAATACTAGATCAAAAGTACCTAGAGTAGTTTTATTTGAGGATCCGAATCCAATTTGTAAACCTGCACTACTGTTACTACGAGTAAAGCCAGTGAAAGAAGTCCCGGCAGATGGAGTAGCTGGAGTACCCAAAGTACCGTTTGAAGGGCTTGCTGTATAATCAGCTGCAATGGTACGACCTAGAGCAGTACTGAAAGCAGCTGCTACATCTGCTTGAGAAATACTTAGAGTATCACTCCCAGCATAGCCTGCACCCGCTTGGACTATAGTAACTGTGAAACTGCTTGCACTATCATCATAGGCAATTTGTACTGTAGCACCTTCACCGTTATTATTAGTTTCAGTCTGTACTGTAACCGTTTTATCTACTCCAAAAGTTCGAGAGAAAGTAATACTGGCTGCATTAGCAACTGTAACTGCTGAAGCAAAAGTAACAGTTTTTGATGCTGTATCAATGTTTGTTACATGAGTAGCAGTACCGCCCAAAGTAGCTCTCTGGCCGATTTTAATATTAGCTATATTACTAAATACAACAGTAGTTGAGTCTGTAACAGCACCGTTAACTGCCTGAGTAAAAGTAGCGCCTAAATCTGCGATTCCAATAGCTGTACCACCGCTAGCAAAAGTTGCACCACCACCAGTACTAGCACTTGTTTCGTAAGTACCATCGCCTACCATTTGAGCCCACAAAACTTCTTCTACGGCGTGGTGGTAGCCTGCTGTTGCATTAGCTTTATTTGGTATAGAGCTGCCTCCACTTGTAAAAGGTCTTGCGTATGTTGAGAAACTCCACTCTGCCGGAGCAAGAGAGGTGTTAAACATTTGTCTTCCACGACGGCTATTACCAGTAGCATCTGACATTTCTGCAAGAGTAATTTCCGAAGTGTTTGTTGCTTGTGAGAATGAAAAGCCATCAAGAACAGGAATCTCCCAGTGGTATGCACTACCGCCAGAACCTTTCTGAACATAGACTTTCGTATCTCTGCTAAAAAATAATCTATCTGTCATAGTTAATCTCCTATGTATCTTGAAAAGACAAGGACGTGAACTTTTGTTCGTGCCTGTATTTTCTAGTATCGAACCTCTACGGTAATTTCTCCAACACCTAAAGGCTCTAGTACACCTTCGTCAGTGTCTACACTAACGACTGTGATTTGTTGCGTATTTTGAGTTTTACCATTACGGTCTTTATACGCTAAATTTGAGTTATCTTCAATTACAGTTTCTACATCTTCTAACAACTCATCCAGTGCTAAAACTGAATCTTCGTCCTGAACATAGCATCTAATTGTAATTGAAAGGAATCTATCTTTATAACCCCCTCCTTGGTACTCTCGTGTTTCAGAGCCGGCATTTAAATGAACTGCCGGAAACTCTTCTACTTCGTCCCAAAATTTTAACCTCGGAGACACATTTTCACTTAAGTCAGTTAAAAAAGCCCCCGTACCGTTAATTCCTTTTAGCTTCTCGACAAGAGCTTCTACAATCCCTACTCGTCTAGTTGTATAATCTCTTGTTGCCACTACATTCTCCTCGTATAGAATCTGCCTATTGCAAATTGCACTGCTATTTCTCTTATCGATTTATCAATAAGATCTCTAGGATCTCGTTGACCATTTGACCAGTTACCATTACTACCTTCTTCAAAAACTTGATAAGGGTTTCTTTGATAAGTATATCCTATACTTGGAAATCCTTGTGGAGTACTACTTATATCTGTAATTCTCACACTGTCTGCAAATCTGCCCGATTGATTTTGTAGTCGAGGAGGTTGCATATTTTTTCGTACTGTCTCTGGTAACTCTTTATTAAGTATACCTATTATGCGTAGTGCATTAAATCCCATTCCCTTTTTAGATCCGGCACTTTTTCTTTTTCTGCGTTTAGGAGCCATTACTTTTATCGCAACTGCCGCAGTAGGGGATACTTTTGATCTAGTTTTATTTCGTTTTCTTTCTGTCCTTTTCTTTTTCTTTATTTCTTTAGGGACTTCAACTTCTACATTTTTTATTTTTTCAAAAGGTTTTAATGTGCTTCGTCTTAATTCTGTTTCCTTCATTTGATACATTGAAGGAGAGCCTTGTAGTTTTAGAATGCTTGATTCATCGTCTAATTTTCTTATAGCCTCTGCTAACTGATCTTCAAACTCTTGTCTTGCTTTTGCAGATAAAAAACCTTTTTGTTGGTTATCCACAGTTGATTGCATTCTAAATTGATAGGTTCCACTCCTGTCATCTCTTTCAACTTCTAAATCAATTCCTAACTTTTTAAGATCTCTATTTAGAACTTTTCTATCAACCCGTCTAGGATACTCATCATTAAATGCTTTTTGCATAGCATCTTGTATCTTTGACTCTAGTATTTCAAATCCTTCATCATGACCGGCTTCTGCAAGATCTGACCCTTTATCTACCAGTTTTGTTCCCATGATACGTTCATTATCTGCAGGATTAAAGTTTTTATCCCTTTTTCCACCCTTAAAGGGCGCATTTTTATTTTTTGTTTTTAATAGTTTTTCGCCTAACTGAGAAACTTTTTCTGTAAGTTCTCTTGCAAACTTATTCATTTCTTCTGTATACTTATTTCTTAAAGCTACAAAATTATCATACTCTTTACTTGTTTTCGGGTTGATCTCTGTTTGCAAAACTACTTTCATAAAGTGTTGATTACCTGTCATCTCCATAGTAGTGTTTCTGTGAGATAATCCACTTTTGTATCGTTCTCTTAGAGTTGATAGCATAGCCTCTGTTCTTTTTTTAACAAAAGTATGTAACTCTGTTCCTTCTTTTAACAAGTGACCAATGTGTCTAAATTTAAACTCAAAAAGTAGTGCCGCTTGTAGTTCTTTAGGAGAAAAGTAAAAAGTATTCTGCGCTGTGTTTGCATCAAATCTTCTAAAATTATGGTTGCGCCGCATTTCTGTTTGTACTTTTTTCAAAAAGCTTTTTAGCTTCGGCCTACTCATTAGAAGGTTTTATACAGATCCAAGACTCTTTTAATGTGGTCAGGAAATGCAACATTGTTTCTCTGACTTGAAGAGCTTTGATTCTGTATGCTCGCACCCGCAATGGTTTGACGTGCTTTGTGCTCATCCTTATGATAATAAGTAACTAAGTCAAATACTGCTAATCTTAAGTCCTGTGGACAAGTTGAATATCCCGCATTATACTCAACTTTTACAGCACCGGGACCATTTGCCCAGTTTTTTGCTGTACCGTTTGACATTACTCTATAAATACTATCGGTAGAGTAATCTACATAATAGTCAGTGTTTTCTACAAGAGTAGTATAACTACTTGATAGATCTTCTCTTTCTACAACTGAGTGTACTGTAACAATAGGACTTTCTGTTAATTGTACAATATTTGAAGCCCAATTAATACTAAGAGTTTCTAACTTTTTATTGTTAAAAGTGCCATCTATTGCTGTGCTATAAAAATCTACAATACTATTTCCACAGTAAGTTTTTACTAATTGACTTACAGAATTAATCAACAAGTCTAGCCTAGCATCATCTTTGGTAGATTGGATACCTTCTGCTACTTTATAATCTGATAGTGCTATTAAATTTGGCATTTTCTATAAGTCCATTAGTAAAAACTTGGGGGAGGCGAACCTCCCCGAAGTTTAAAAAGTAAAGTTATTAAGCTACAGTGCCTACTTTAACAACAGGGAAGCCCTGTTGAGAAGAACCTGCTACCAACTCAGCAAAGCCGAGAGATTGGTTAGCTACGATTACTTGACGTTGATTACCAACTTCATAGTCAGACTCAACAGTTACACCACGTAAACGTGGAACTAAGTAGTTATTAGTATTAACTGCGAAAGCTACAGCATCACCAGCACTTGCACCATTCAAGCGATCACTAACTACAACTGGAGAACCGAATACACTACCGATTTGACCAGTTAGTTTAGTAGCAATATCACTACCTACTTGAGTAACGTCTTGGAAATCACTATCTGCGATCAAGTCATAGTACTTATCTTGTGCTACAATGTAAGTTACATCTGCAGGGTTCAAACCATATTTACCCATATGCTTACGAGCTCCAAATAACATATCTGGAGTTAACGTAGCAGAATTAGCACCAGCAACCGTACTGCCATCAAGATCGAGTTTAGTATCGATAGTTTTTGATGCGAAGTCTGCAAGACCAGAAATAGTACCAGAACCGCCGCGAGGACCGTCGGTATCAGTTGTAGTAGCACCAGTACCTACACCATTTGCAATCATATCATCTACAGAAAGTGCGTGAGCACGTGCTACAGACTCAGTTAGCATTGGAAGAAGGTTTACAAGTACTTCTTCATCAATGTTGTTATCGATATGAGTTTGAGAAATCAAACGATATGCTTTAAGGATTACTTGCTGAGCTTGGAAACCACTGCCAGTAGTACCGTTAAAGTTACTGTTTAAGTTGCCGTCTACAGCAGCACCTTGTTGCCAGTTAGCTGTAGAAGCGTCTGGCTGAATTGGTAGCACAGTAGCGTGACTATTTACAGTAAACTCACGGAATAGACCTGCAAGTCTAGTCTCAGATTGAATTTCTTTTTCAATTTGAGTAGATACTGCTTGATCAATGTCTGCAGCACCTGTAGCATATGCAATGCCTGCTTTTTCCATAATGCCTTTAGCATAGTCAGTTTCAAAACCTTTACGAGTAATTTTACCTAGTAGGTGAGCTTGTAAAAACTCTTTGCCCCACTTAGACACATCACCAGCGCCACGATCAGAGAACGAACGCTTGCTTTCTTGCATAGCTTTGATTTCAGCTTGCTTTTCTTCTAGTTCTTTTTTGAAAGAACCAATTACTTCAGACATTTGTGCATCTTTCTCAGAAAGTTTTGCTTCTACGTCTGACATAAGTTTTTCAACACCTGTCTCAACTCCTGAGTTGATTACAGTTTTGATTGATTCAGCTTCTAAAGCTTTCGCTTCAGATGCTTCTTGAGCTGCTTTTGCTTTCGCTTCTTCAGCTGCTTTTTGCTCGGCCTGCTTCATAGCAATCTTTGCAGCAGTGTCTTCTGCTACTTGTTTTGCAAAAGCTTCCAAGTCGATGTCTTTATTATCCATCTTGATCTCCTGATCTGCGGATTTTTCCTCCGCGCTTACCGGTGTTTCACTAGCTATGCTAGAAGTATTGACTTCGTCCTTAGCCAGAGACTGACCGGCTAGATCTACACGATTTGTGAAAGTTTTTTTGAATTCATTATACTCTTCATCAGAGTCGAATGACTTCGCGAGCGAAAAAGTAGCTGATTGATTGCATGGTACCGATACAACAGATACCTCAAACAGCTCAGCGTCCTTAATCATTAGTCCGTCAGTTTCCTTAATATAATCAGCGTCCTTGACTCGGAAACCAACAGAAAAGGCCCCAAGAACACCGTCTTTAACAAGTTGTGCAACATTAGCAGGCGCAGCCTTACTAATCTTACATTCTAACTCTAGTCCATCTGGTCCAGCTTTCAGACCTGTGGCTCTACCGATTGGCTTATCATAATCATGATTAAATAAGATAATCGGATTTTTTTCAAAATTGTTTAGTCCACCTTTAGTCCAAGCTTCAGCAGATATTGAGTCACCCGCGCGATCAAAATCAGCAGTGCTTGCCATACCACGAATCATCACAGAACCATCATCAGCTTCGTGAGATTTGAATGTAGACGTTAAACTAAATAGTTTATTCATAACTATTTCCCTTTTTTAACTGCTGGTTTTCTAACAGCAGGCTTAGCCGCAGCTTTTGGCTTTGGTGCAGAATAAATTTGAGCACTCGTTGGTTCTAGCTCTGGCTCATTCTCTACCTCTTCGATAACTAGTAAAACATCTTCAAAATTTTTCTTTATATAGGATATACAAAAACTATAACCCCTAAAAATCCTTTTTATCGTTAGAGGGTGTACAGGAGGTCTCTTTATTGCCCTATACTCTTTATACTCAAGAATTCTACCTTGTTCTGCGAAGAACATGGCTAATTTTTTCGCTGTACTATGAATCTGTAGCTTGTTCGCCACTATCTTCTTCTCCTTCGGGCCTTCCGCCCTGGTCTGGATTTGATGCTGATCCAGCAATATTTGCTGGAACTCTAATTTCTTCTGCCCCTTCAACAGGTTCGAAACCTAATCTATCTCTTGCTTCGTTAGGGGTTATAATACCGCCATTTACTAATGAGGAGTAGTATGCTGAAGCATCTCTCAACTCTGGCTGTAGTGCCGGTATTTCTGTAATATCTTCTGCTAAATCAAATCCGAAAAATCTTTCTAATGCAAAATTTAACTTTCTTACTATTGGTAATATTGTTTCCAAATAGTACATTCTCATATTTGGTCGGATATTAGCATTATTTCCTGAGTCTAAAAGAATAGGAGGTACTCCTAGTGCTTTTAGTATAATTTTTTCGTTCTCTGCGATTGCATTTTGAAAGTCTAGCTCTTTAAAATTAATATTTGATAGAGAGTCTACTTCAATGCCTCCATCAAGAATAAGAGGTCTTCTTCCTCCTGCTTCTGGCTGATATCTTGTTTGCCAAGATAACATCATTCTTTCTTTTATTTTTTCCGATAAAGTATTAGGAGATTTTAGTACTAACCCAGGCACCGCACCGTTCTTAAAGAAGTTATCTTGAAAAGATTTCATCTTTAACATAAGCTGCATTGTTTTTAATGCTGGTTTAAGTCTGGGTACCCCTCTATACAAAGAGTAAAAAGAATTTTCTTTTATATGTACAATTTCACTAGGAGAATATGTTATCTTATTATCGAAAGTATATTTTTCAACATAAGTATCAGAATCTGCATGAATTGTAACTTTATCCGCAGGTAGATGATATAAATGTGCACCATCATAGTATATAAACATATTACCATCTAGTAAGAAATCAATCATTAAGTTTCTTTTAAATGTATTTATATCTTGAAAAGGGTTTGGTTCTTGATTTAAAAGTAAACTTACTTTAGATCTTTTTATGCCTTTCACAACACCAGAACCTCTGTGAGGTCCTCCTACTAGGGTAGGTATTTCTGCTGCATCATCAACAATCATATTTACGGCACGATTAACAATTTCTAACTGCTCGTAAGCCTGCTCATACTTAATGATAGGCTCCCTAGAAGTAGAAGTTTTTTCCGTATAATACTGTTGAGCAGGATTTAACTTCTCTTCAGTTCTACTAGATTTTCTACCAAAAGGATTATACCATGCCATTATGTTTTTCTCTTTGAATCTCTACCCAGCGCATTTGCTTTTTTGCTGTTGTTAGCGCAGGATCTTTCCCATAAATTGAATGAAGTTTCAAATGATGAGTATGACACAAAGTAGCTGTGTGATCATAGAGCTCAGCATGATGTTCTTCTATAAAGTCTTCCCGTAGTGCTTGTATATACTCAGGATTGTGGTTGTTATCTTTTAACCATTTGTTCAACAAAGGTGTTAGACTGTAAAAATGGTGAAAGTCTAACTGCTCTGTTGCACTGCAAATTCTGCAAGAGGAACCCTTCTCGTACTTGGATTTTGCCTTATCTCGTACATACTTTACATAATCACGTTTTAACTTAGGCATTTTCCTTTGGTTCCTTATTTTTTATCTAAAGAATTATATCGACTTTAAGCTAACTTGTCAAACATTATTTTTGAGTTGGTATCATATAACTTATAGATTTTCGTTTATAAATACAAGACCTCTATTTTTTACAAAGGCTTTTTTATCCCAATTTTTATTCATTGTACTAACTTCTCTTAACGTGTTAGTATGTTTTTCACTGTATACTAAACCTTTTTCTGCTAACTTGTCTAACCAGTATTTTTCTGGCTGACAATTTACATGATGATGACCTGGCCATCCCGGAGGTGCATAAGTAAGTATTAAATACTTCGCCTTTAAAAAATCTTGTACATAATTTTCAAAAAACTCTTCATAAATATGTTCAACAAATTCAACAGACCAACAAAGGTCTACTGTTTCAGAAAATGTAGAAGGTCCTTTAGTATAATCGTGTAAAAGATAGTTTTCTGGAGATGTTCTAGTTAAAGAAGAATCTCCGTCTATACCTGTCGCCTTTAAGCCTAGTTGTTTAGCTAACTCGACCATTCCTCCTGGACCACAACCTACGTCTAAGTAGCTTTTTACATTAAACTCGTGTATTGCCCAATTTAAGGCACCTATATCTATATGTGTTTTATTGCAGTGTCCGCCTAAATGTTCTTCTGTCATTAAAATGTTACCTGTGATGTTTGAAATGAATATAAAGCATATCTCAAGGCATCAGCCATATGAGATGCCATGTTGTGTTTTGGTTTTTCTTTCATGAGATTGGGATTTGGATCCCATTGATACGCATCCAAACAACTTAACGATTCTTTGGATTCTTGATCCACAAAGAGTAAGTTGTTATCGATAACTCCTGATACATGTCCAATTCCGTCAAGTACGGACTTCTTAGCGTTGATGGTGGAAATGTCGTAGTTCTGCGCGAAATCATACCGTGTTTGTTGAGCTGCGCTGTCAATATAAATGTAATCAATATCCCAGCGATCAATGAGCTTCTGTATCTCGGCAGCATGCTGTTCAGTAGTTCTTTCAGCATTGAAGTATTCGTCCACCAGATGGTATTGTTCTTTATCCCAATCGTACGCAATAACACACATGGCTGTTGGGTCTTTGTAGCCGACATCCAACCCCGCGAAGACATCCATCTT